GACGAGCTGAGTGGCGCCTTCTTCGAGTCGCGCGAGATCGAGTTATGGGAGGTACACATTCGCTTCGACACCACTGGCGATGGCATCGAAGAAGACATTATCGTCACTTACCACAAGCCGACCGCGACAATCCTGCGCTCGGTCTACGACTGGCTCCCTGGCGGGCGCCCGTACAGCGTCATTCGCTACCTCCGGGGCGACGGTTTCTATGGTATCGGTGTGGGCGAGCAGACCGAGACATGGCAGGAAGTCATCTCGAACGTCCTCAACTATGACGTAGATAAGCTCTTGCTCTCCCACGCCCCGATGTTTGCAGTCAAGGAAGGCACGAACATCCTGCCCGACGAGCCGATCTTCCCCGGCAAGATATGGTCGGTCATGAACCCCAAAGAGGACATCGTTCCGTTCCACATGGTCGCGCCGGGCAACTTCGACATCATGCAGATGATGGGTTTTCTGCAAGAGGAGAGCCGGAGGCACACAGGGCTCAACGACCTCCAGCAGGGGAATATCAGCTCCCTCCCAAGCCGAACGCCAGCAACCACCGTGCAATCGCTCTTAGCAGAGGGCAACACCCGCTTCGACATGTCGATCAAGGACTTGCGCCAGGGTGGCCTCTCAGAGGTCGGCCTGCGAGTCCTCCAGAACCTCCAGTTCCAAACCCGCAACTTCACCAACAACCCCTTTGCCCAAGCCTACCTAGCGACGGCCCAGCAAGTGCTCGGCCAGCCCGAAGGCCAAGAGGCAGTCCGCGCGATCACAGGCGGCTTTCCCGCCGAGCCAATCCAGAACGGCATTGGGGTGCAACTCACGGCCACTAGCGGCCTTAGCAATAAAGAACTCATGAAGCAGAGCAATCTCGCCCTGCTCCAACTTGGATCACAGATGGGCGAGCAGTTCATTCAGCTTGCCGCCCTCATTCAACAGGGAGGACTCGTCGGTGAGGTGGCTAAGAAACTATTTGCGGGCGGTTCGGAGCTTTTTCTCCGCACGATGGAACAGTTTGATGTTCGTAACCCAGAGGAGATCGTCCCTAACATTCAGTCTCTCCTCCAAGCTAACCAGCAGCTCGCCGGAGGAGGAAATATACAACCCCTTGGTGGAGCTGCCGGGGGAGCATCTGGAGGCGCTGGGTCGGCTTCAGGAGGACTCGGATTTTAAGCTCTACACCGAGTTCCTAGCGGTCCTCGGGCGCGCGCGCAGGGATGCCCTCGTGCAGTCCGGGGCCGAACAACATGATTTCATCCGTGGAAGGATTTTGGGGCTCAACGAAGCCCTGACGCTCGTTCCTACGGTACTCAAGCAATCCGAACGGATTGCCAACATTCGCAAGGAGAAGAAAGACCGTGCCAGACAACGATCTAGGCCAGTCAAGCAGCGCCACCTCGGAAGCCCCTACTTCTGGGGTGACAGCGGGAACAACCGCTGACAGCGGGCAGTCCCGCAAGGACGACGGCACCTACGGCTCGAACTATGTCTACGCTGTAGATGACCCAAACGTCGCGACGTGGAAGCGAGGTAAGACAAAGGAGGAGCTGAACGTCCTCACCGACCAGATGTATAAGATTCTGGTTGAGGGAGGCACAGTTGCCAACCCGGAAGTTACGGCAGCGCCAGCGCTTCCTAGTACACTTCCGATGCCAAACGTGCCCTTAGGGGGCGCGATCCCCGACGCTGATGCATGGCTCTCTGACAGCGCAGCAGCCGCGGATGCCCACTTTGATGCCAGAATCGCTGGCGTCCAGAAGGACGTTCTCGCACCGCAGCTCGCGGGCATCTACCAGGCGAACGCCCAGACAGCCCGAGCCCTTGCGGTCCAGTCGAACAGCGATGCCTTTAGCAAGTGGGGTCCAGAGATCGACATGCAGATGTCGGCAATCCCAGTCGAGCAGCGCACCTTCCAGATGTACTCTGAGGCTGTCAAGCTCATAAAGGGTGCCCATGCCGCTGAAATCACTCAGGAGGCCCTCGACAAGGGAGTTGCCAGCGAGATCGAGCGTCGGATGGCAGCCGGGACTATCCGCAGCGGCGAAGCTGGCACTAGCGCGGAGCCGTCTCAGGTATTAGATTTCAGTAGCGATAATCTTGGCGATCGCTGGGGCCACATCGCTGAAAGCACCACTCTCGAAGGTCAGGTAGAGTTCCTCCGCAAGATGTACCCCGACGACACCCTTGCAGAAGCGAAGCAAAAGTACCTCAAGCTCCTCAAAAAGGGTGACGCTGTCCAAGCGGCGGCTAACACATGAAAAAGAAGCGCCAACTTATAACGGCGGCCCCCGCCAGCGTCTTTGGCGAGGTTCCCGAAGAGATCGTCACAGACCCGACGACCTCAATGCTTCATATAAAGGGCTATAGCGACAAGCGCGTGGCGTTTGAGCTGGCCCAACAGAAGGGAGAGACGGGAGAGCCTGTCTCTCACCGCTTCCATTTCGTCCGTCACACGGGCCAAGGGAAGCGCTCCGCAGAGTTCCGCGCGCAAGGCTATCGTCCCTTAGAGTGGGATGATCTCGTCGATGCCAACGGAAACTCTAAAGAGAACGATTACGGCATCGACATCACGGAGACACCGGCAGCCGAAAGAGCCCCTGACGGCACAGTTGTCGCAGGCGATCTTCAGCTTATGGTAGTCCCCGCGAGCATTGCTGCTGGAATCAAGCAACGCCACGACAACCTCGTGGAGTCGCAACTCGATACCGGACAAAGTTCCGACCATCGAATCGAAGTACGCGAGCAATCGCGCGAAGACCCCATCTAAAGCGACAACGTCCGCTGCTCACGCCGCCCTGGCGGCACTTTTACCCACTCTCTGCGCTTCGGCGCGAGGAGAATTTTATGGCATACCCCGACGGCTTTACATACGTCGAGGGACCATACAATATCCGGTGGTCTGTGGTATCCAGCGTAGCGACGTTTCGCATCCGCACCCCCGTAGTCATGGCAGATGTCTCTCGGACACTCCAAGAGGTTGACTCTGGCTCCACTGGAATTTATGGCATTGCACTGGCAAACGCCGCCGACTCGATCGGTGGGCCGCTAGCCGGTAAGTGCCCTGTTATGGTCCCAACTGAACAAACGGTTTTCGCGACCAAAGTCCAGACTGGCGTAGCTGCCTCTGGCCTTGAAATCGGCGAAGCCTTCGACATCGAGAAGTCTGGAAACTTCTTCCGTGTCGATACCGACTCGAAAACGTCCGCCCGCGTCGTTCTCGTGGAACGTGGCACTTCTGGTAAGGCAATCGACTCCGCCGACTCCAGTGTTCACTGCCAGTTTCTGAGAGACGCCATCTATCCCTTCGGCTCGAACGCATCGCTGCGTTTACAAGACTAAGGGAGAACTGACTAATGACTGTATTCAGACAGCAATTTACCGAACTCCTAGAGCCCATTCTCGAAGACATCTCCAACGACAAGAGTTATCGTCGGAAAGAGCGTGTCGCAATGCGGTTCTACGACAAGGTCAAGACCTCGCGCAAAGCGAAAGAGACCCGCTTCGAGTGGGCTGGCCTGGGCGACTTCCAAGAGAAGCCCGAAGGACAGACAATCACCGAAGACGATCCGTTGGCCGGGAGCACTCAGGTGCTCACGCATATCCGGCGCGCGCTTTCCTACAGCGTGACGCAGGAAATGTTCGACCACGATCAGTTCGACGAAATTAAGTCGTTGGAGCAGGACTTGCAGCTTTCCGGCGACGACGATCTCGAAGTCAGAGGGCATTTGGTCCTCAACAGTGGTTTTAGCACGACCGACAGTGGTTCTTTCCTTGCGACGGGCTATGATGGCCTCGCACTCTTCTCCACCGGACATACTAGGATTGACGGCGGCGCCACTCAGCGCAACCGGCCTTCGACCGACGCGAATCTCTCGTGGACTTCGCTCGCCGATGGTAGACAGCAGTTCCAGCTCTGGCGGGATAACCGCGGGAAGAGAATCGTCTCTGTGCCGCAGCTCCTTATCATTCACCCGAATGATGAGTTGACTGCAATGGAGTTGATGAAGAGTCAGCTCAAGCCGGGGACGCCGAATAACGAGATCAACGCCATCATGGGTGATTTCGAGATCCTTGTAACCCCGTTCCTCACCGACACCAACGCTTGGTTCCTGAAGGCCGCCGATGCTGACGGCGTTTGGTTCTGGGACGTTCAGCCTCGGACACAGAGCTTGCGCGACGACGACCGTAGAGAGATTAGCGGTCGGAAGCGCGTGCAGGGCTGGAGTCATGGGCATGGAAGATGGGTCGGATATTTTGGCACTTCTGGCACCACCTAAGAAAGGAGCTACAGAATGCCCGACAATCTAAATAGCTCCTATCTTGGGCAGCCCGGAGCAAGTGACAACCTCAACACGCCGTTTCTTCCCGAGACGGCGTCCGAGGCCACGCTCAATGCTCGCAGCGATATTTCCACGCGCGGTGAACTTCACGCGCAGGGCGACGGTGTTATTGGTGGCACTCTTGCTGTAACGGGTGTTGTCACTAACACCGCAAAGACCCTTCTCCCGAGTGGGACAGAGGCCGATCCTGCGCTAGGTTTCTCTAGCGAAGCCTCCCTTGGTTTCTACCGCAGTGGCGCCAGTACGATAGCAATGACAGGGATCACTCAGCTTTTGGTTGCTGATGGCACAGAAGCTGTGCCTGGCCTTGGCTTCGAGTCGGAAGCCAGTCTTGGCTTCAGGCGTTCCGCCGCTAGCGTGGTTATGCTGGAGAACGGCGAACTCACCATCGCTGATGGTGGACTGAACCTCTCCAGCACGATCTCAAGCACCGTCGCTAACGGTGACTTCCTCTCGGTCGCGACGTTTGCGAACGATACGGGGATGCGAGCAAACTCGCTCAGGATCGTTCAAGCGGCCTCTGGCATCTCGCTGGCGATTAGAAGCGGAAGCACCACTTACTACCTTGGCGCTTCCACGGTCAGCGAAGCATAATTCTAGTGGGGCGCTTCGGCGCCCTGCTTAGGAGTTTAGATGACTAACTTCATGAGCCGAAACGTCGTCCTGTTTGACGGCTCTTCGGCACAAAGTTCGACGTTCACGACCGCTTCAGTCCTTGTTGCGGACTTCGACAACCTCACGGTCTCTTGGCAGACTGACACTACAGCGGCTTCGACCTACACGATTCAAGGCACGAACGTTGACGGCTTCGGGGCTGCGATCGCTGAAGCCGATTGGAGCGACGTTACCGCCATAACAGCACAAGGGATTTTCACAATCGACCCTGGTGTGCGTTGGATTCGTGGACTCCGCAACTCCAACGAGTCGGTGTCTATATCGAGACTTCAGTTGAGGACATAGAGCCTTGCTTTCTCACTTTTGGCCTGCGCCGTCGTGTTCTATGGCGGCGCTTTTTCATTGCAGAGAGGCTAGCTGAGTGGTCTACGCAAGGATTCCAGGGAATGTCAGTATTCCGAGCGGTACCACTATCGGAGTTGCTCTTACTGATGGCCCACAACGGGATGCTTTTGGGAGGCTGCGGGTTGCTAACCCCGCGAACCTCTTCGACACCCAGCTTCAGTACAACGAGCAGCCGCTCCTTTGGAGTACTCAAACAGCAGGAGCCAGCGACGCGACATTCACTCACCTCCCAGACGAGAGCGCAGTACGATTAGAGGTCGGCACCACAGATGGCGACTCTGTCATCCGACAGACTCGGCGTTATATACGCTACCAACCAGGGAAGTCACAACAGATCGTGATGACCAGCGTCTTTGGCTCGATGACTTCAAGCATTGTTAAGCGTGTCGGCTATTTCGATGACGACAATGGTGTCTTCTTTGAGGACGACGGCGTGAACTTTAGCGTCGTGGAGCGCACAAGAACTTCGGGCTCGACAGTTGAAGATAGGGTTGCCCGTGCCGATTGGAATCTTGATATCTTTGATGGTGAGGGTGCTAGTGCTGCTAGCGTGAACTTCTCACGAAACAATATTTATACTATCGACCTAGAGTGGCTTTCGACTGGCCGTGTGCGCACTGGCCTCATGGTTAATGGCGAAACGATCCAGGGGCATGAGTTCAATCATAACAACCTAGACACTGGATACATAACGACGGCGAACTTGCCGCTGCGCTACGAGATATTCAACAATGGTGGCTCTGCCAGCGCCGCCAGCATGAAGCAGATATGCACCATGGTTGCCTCTGAGGGCGGACGTGACCAAGAACGCACGATCAACCACGGTGTTGCTGGGCCTGTTGCTCAGGTTACAGGGCGCCGCCCGATCCTCACGATTCGCCCAAAGAGCACCTTCGGCACGAGCAGCGTCACAAACCACGGGCATGTCTTGGACATCATCACCGACGTTATCGCAAGCTCGAACAACGCCCTTGTCGAGGTTGTGTTTGGTGGGAGCGCAACGTCCGCTACTTGGCAGGACCGAGGCACGAACAGCCTTGTGGAGTATGACAGTAATGCCACTGAGATCAGCGGTGGTGAGGTCGTAGCGGCGTTCTTCGTTGTCTCGGGCTCGGGGAACCGCTCCACAACGGGCAGTAAGGATGTTGACGAGCGCCTCCTTTTGGTGTACGACAGCCTTAAAGACACCGCAGACGAGATGTCTATCGTCGTCACCTCGCTCAACGCCACAACGAACGTCCTTGGCGCCCTCAACTGGGGAGAGCTTTACTAATGCCCGACGATAGATGGGATAGCGTCAGTGTTGTTCCGATGCGAACTCTCTTACTTACCGTAGACATCGTCACGGTCGCACCAGGGGCAACGTCATGAGCACTTCTTGGACGCTAGGCACGATAGTTTCGCGCGCTACCGCCGCTCTTGGTAACCGCACAGACATCTCACTCTCGGACGGGAGCTTTTGGGGGAATGTTGCTCAGGAAAATGTATGGGACGCAATGCCACACGACCTCCAAGAGAAGCTTGCGGTCTCCTCGACCACAAGCGGCGAGAACAGAATCACACTCCCAAGCGACTTCAAAGAGATGTTGAACATTCGTCTCAGCGGCAGCTCGGGGAGTCAAGATATCCTTCAACTCGTAAACCCCGACAGAATCGACAGCTTCATCAACTCCAACGCTACAGCGCTTGGCATCCCCACGCACTACATGCCTTACGCCGACTTCTTGGAACTGCGCCCCTCTCCCGACAGCGCCTACAGCGTGCAGATGCGTTACCGCGCGCAGCTTGGGACACTTGTCAGCGAGAGCGATCGTCTCTCAGTTGCCACTCGCTTCGGCGAGGCCGTCTTCCTCAAGACAACCCAGCTCCTCGCCGACAACGTTGTGCGCGACTTTAACAGCGGTGCTGCTTTCGGTGACCGCTTTGTGCGCTTCATGCTGCAAACAGTCCCCGATCGCGCGCTGCGCCAGCGTGAGCGACACGACATGGGCGTTGCGCTGCCGCGCACGTATAAATGAGTTGGACAACCTTCGGGGCCTCTGTAGCTATATGGACCGACACCTCTTCAGCTAGCTCAATCTGCTGGGCTCAACTAAGCACCGACACCCGTGAGGGCGACGTTGACTTCATTCTTAGCGCCTCTTCTCAATTCCCCATGTGCGTGAGCAGCAACACCGATCGCGCCCTCTCCGCTTACAGTTCAATCATATCAAATCCATGATCGAAGCCGTAGATGGCAGCCTCCTTGGCCTTGCATACATGCTCACTGAAACTGTCAAGTACCAAGTCACGAAGCGGAACGGGAAGAAGGCAAACGGCCTTGACCGCGACGCGCAGATACGTGAGTTCGACCGTCTTGGGGAGGCGATCAAAGAGCAAACGCTCGCAACCCGCGAACTCCGCGACGCCATTAAGGAGATGAAGTAATGCCTTGGGCCGACAAAGATGCCCTGACGCCACAGAACCTCAACTCCAAGAGTGGGGCCTTCTTCGATGTCAAAGACCCCGAGTTCGGCGCTACAGGAGACGGTACAACGGACGATAGAACTGCGCTTGCTGCCGCTAACACTGCTGCCACCGCTGAAACTAATGGTGGTACTGTCTTCTTTCCCCCCGGAACTTACAGAGTTTCCTCCGACATTACATTTGATTCCGATGTGTCTTTACATCTGAGCAATGGTGCAAGATTATCTCCAGACACCGGCATAGCAATCACGATCAATGGCCCTTTGGTGGCCCCATCAAGTCAAATATTTACGGGGAGCGGGGTAGCAGATTTCACTGCCAACAAAGCCATACCCAGTTACCATGCAATATGGTGGGGCTTTTCGTCGTCTGGCACAGCAGCGACAAATGCGGCGGCGTTTAATGCCCTTGCTGCAATCAGTGTTGTAACTCCTTCCTCGGGTGTTCCGGCGTTTGCCACCGTACACCTTCCTCCAGGCGTCATTGACGTAGATCCGGTTGTGGGGAACAAACCCATGACCATCCTCGGGGCTAATTTATTAGGGCACACATCAGCCATCAGCCACAATGCAGCCACGAGTGGGGCAACGGTTTGGCAGTCACTACACACAACCAGCTACGGCTTAACCCTTCACCACTCGGGTACGGGTGGCGGCGGAACGACATTTCATTTACGCGGAATCAAGTTCTTCGGCAATCAGGTCGGTTACGGAGGGGTTCATTTTGGAAACCCCGGTGCGGTGTCTCCCTTCATAGGAACCCGAGGCAGCATTGAAGACTGTTGGTTCAATCAGTTCACTACATATGGCCTTACCCTGCGCCGAGCATTTTGGCTCCGGCTGGTAGATGTTTCCGCCTCCGAGATACGGGATGCCGCCACACTTTCAACCAAGGGTTATGGGATTTACTTTAAGGCGAACGATACATCTGTATCATCTACCGCCTTTGAAATTTCCCAAGTAAGGATTCTCGGAGGAGATTGTTCTAACAGTCATATAGGTATGTTTATCGAAGAGGGCGTGACCATTACGATAGACGGCACCACGTTTGCTGGTAACAATCGGGAAGGCATCAAGATGTTCGCACAGGATGATGTGCGACATTGGACGTTCCGCAACCTGTTTGTCGAGGCGAACAACGCATCACGAAACGATGCTGGTATCAACAAGACCAACTACGCCGATGCTACACTTCTGTACGCCGATATCCACATGGAATTTGACACAGCAGGAGCTACCAAAGATTCTGAGACCATATTCGCCATCAAGTTCGAGAACCTTGTTAACGCACCAATAGGCGCGACGAACGCCCTGCTGTATGTGAACCACGCCGCTAATCTTTCTTACGAAGGACGTACATCGTCGGCCTCTACACACATGATTATGTTGGGGGCAGATTGTGACGACATCGTTATTATCTCCAATACCCAGGCCGTAACAGACCTAATCGACCTTGATTCAACAACGATTGCTGCCTTGCCAGTAACACACATTACACTCGATGACAATAAAATAGCGCGGCGTGGTTTGGTTTTCGGTGGCATAATCGACATTACAAGCGATGCGTTTTTTCGAGGCAACAGTGCCCAAGGTTATCGCTTCAACAATGCCGCTAATACTCTAAACCTCCTTGTCATCAAAGATACAGGAGAAACGCTGTATACGCCGATTCTTTTCGCCAATCTACCTACGCCAGCTAATGGAATGCAATTATATTGTTCAGACTGTACCATCGCTGATCCATGTGCAAGTGGGGGAAATGGGGCATTCGCTAAGAGACTAAATGGAGTTTGGGTGTGCAACTAGAGTTTTGGCATCCAATCATGACGATCTTTGCGGCGTTCCGGCTTGTGGACCTATTTGTGGGAGACAGCCTTCTAAAGAGGGTTAGAAGGAGGATCACTTGGTTCCCTTGGGCTTGTGTAAGGTGTGTCTCGGTGTGGGCTGGGGCTGGTGCTGTGGCCGTTCTGCTAATTTGGCCTTGGCTTAACTGGGCCTTGGCCATCTCTTGGTTGTATTTGGCCTATGGCGATTACCAAATCTCAAGACGTTCAGTATCTATCTCTTGACAGTGTCCTAAGACTTGTTTAGGTTGCTGCATGAAGATTGTTGGCGCGATCCTTGCTCGTAACGAGGAAGGCCGCTACCTAGAAGAAGTTCTCACCGACGTTGCGAGGTTCTGCGACGAGATTGTTGTGGTGGATGATGGAAGCACGGACGGTACAGTCGATGTATGTCACCGGCACTCATGCGTGGTACTTG